ATCATTTATTCAATCTTTTTTCTTGAAAAGAATATCTGCATTGGTATCACCAACAGGTAAAGAAGCCATAGTTCCAATTCAAGTTTTCGCTTGTGGAAATTGTGGTACGGTTCCACAGAAAATGATTGAAGGTAGTGGACTTGAAAAATAAAAGATGTATTACAAAATAGATTTAAATAACTATGAACCACGAGAAGTCGTAAATCATTTAATTATTAATGATTATGAAGAACTCACATCATCTCAAAGACAATTAATCAATTATGAACTTGTTAATTTCCAAGATTCATTTGGTAAACCTTGGAAAGAATTTACCATTAACGAGTTAAGTTATCGTTTAAGCACTAATTGGACAATGTTTTTAATTGAAGATTTAGAAATAAAAGGTTGGTCTTTCATAGATTGGAATTACAAGTATCCATATTTAAAAAACAGATATGTTTGTCCTAAATTTAGGGGACAAGGATTGGGAACAGAACTAATGAATATGCGTTTTAATTACTTGAAAGAAAAAAACCACAATACATTTTATGGTTTTGTAGAGGATTGGAACAAACCAGCAAATCCAATATTACAACAAGAAGGAATTTGGAAAGAAATTTCAATGAATGATATTTATAAATAGGAAATTATTATGTCAATACAAGAAACAAGAACAACAGAATTTATCAATTATATAACAGGAAGTGTGGGTGGTTGGCCAACTTTATCCAATGCTGCAATACTTGGTGGTATGGATTACATCATAGAAAGTGGTTCAAACGAAGTAAAATTTGTAGAATTTAATACAAATATTGGAATTGTTGGTAGTTCAGCGATGCAAACAGGTAGTTACTTTAATGTAATTGCAGATTATGCAAACCAACAAGGGTATACCACTTGTTACATTTATTGTTATTCAGGTAAAAAACAGAATCCAACTTACTTACAACAAGGATTAATTAGTTCCAGTTTTGCAAGACACAATATTCCAGTAACATTTGAGTATCAAATGAACACAACTCACACTTATTTTTCACAAAGAGGTCAATCACAATACTCAGGTAGTTTTCATTTATTTTTTGAAACACCTTGGTACAGTGATGATTCATTATTAGACATTGTTAGTGGTTCATTTAATAAAGAAACATTTAGAACTATTTTAGGTAATTCACCATATAGTTCTTCATTAATTCCATTATTTAATACATCATCATATACACCAAATGTTAATTTTCCAGATTATGTTATAAAGAATCCAACTTTAGATTCAAGTATTCAATCTAATGCAATCAATTTTTATACATACAACTCAACAAGTTCAAGTTACCAAGACGGAGTTGATAATGGTTCTTTAATTGAAGAATTTATTGTTCATAGTGGAAGTTATAGAGACGGACAAGCATATTTAGGTGTAGGTAAAATAGACTTTATGATGACACCAGAGAAAGTAGTTATATTTGCAGATAGAGACGCTGGTAAATATATTAAACTAAGTCCAGCTTCAACTGATAGGTGGGAGTATGTTGCACAAAGAGGAAAAACATCAGCGAGTGGTAGTTTAATTGAAATGTATGACGGGACAACAAAACAAGTTCAAGATATTGAAGTTGGAGATGTTGTGTTGAGTTACCAACCATATGGAATGCCAGACGAATCACAAAACTATTTGGCATATTCAACAACAGATTTATCAGGTTCTACATCACAAGGTTCTATTGTTGTCAAGATAATGAAATCAATGTCATATGGATATTATTTAATTAATGGTAGTGTTAAAGCACCTTATAATGTTCAACAACAAAATGATGATGTTAGATACTTTGTAAAACAAGGAGATACTTGGAGTTGGGTAACACCAAATAATTTTCAGATTGGTGATTACTTTTTAGACCCAAGTGGTAATGAAACAGAAGTAACTTCTATAACTGAAAATGCAGGTGATACAATTTGGTATTCACTTGATGTTGAAGATATCGATACTTACTTCCAATCAAACATTTTGGTTCACAATATTCCACCAAAATGTTTTGTAGCAGGAACACCAATTACAATGGGAGACGGAACTACTAAAGCTATTGAATTAATAGAAATTGGTGATGAAGTTATGAATTATAACTTCAATAGTGAAGAAGTTCAAACAGGTAAAGTCACAACTATTGACACACCAACACACGCCGACATTATAGAAATAAGTTTTGATGACAAAAAAACTAAAAACACATTTGACCACCCATATTGGGTTGTCGGAAAAGGTTGGAGTTCTTACAAACCAGAGTGGACTAAAAAAAGATATGAAATAGAAACTAATCAATTAGAAGTTGGAGATAAATGTTTAGAACTTTATGAAGGAAAATTAAGAGAAGTAGAAATTACAGATATTACTGAAGATATAAATCCAGTTCAAACTTATTCATTAGAAATAACAACAAACCATAATTATTTTGCAAATGATGTATTGGTTCACAATAAATTTTGTTTAATGGAAGACCAAATTATCAATATGGGAGACGGAGTTTACAAAAGAATTGATGAAATACAATTAGGAGAGAGTATCTTAGTTTATGATGAAGAAAATGATGAGTTTAAAGAAGGTAAAGTAAATGTTATAAGAAAGAAGTTACACGATAATTGTTATGGAATCAAAGTTGAAAGTGGACAAACAATTAAAGCAACTGACAATCACCCATTTTTATTGAGAGATAAAGGTTGGTCTACTATTGGTCAAAATAATCCAACATTTTTACAAGATGGGGGTGGTATCATAGAAGTCGGTGACTATGTAAAAGATTTAGATGGTTGGGTAAAAATCACCGAAATTAACAGAATTGAAGGTGAGTACACAACATATAATTTATTGGAACAAGATTACGGAACGATTGTTGCACACGATATTGTAACTCATAATTCACCTTAACAAAAAAACAAAAAAGGTTGTGATGACAGAAAAATATAAACATAATAATAATTTCAAGTATTCAATTCAAATACCAAATTTTTTTTCATCTGAAAAATGTGATGAAATAATTAAGCAAGTTGTAGAAACAGAACAACAAGTTATCGGTTGTGTTGGTGATGAAACAGGTAGTGTAATCATACCAGAAATCAGACAAACAAAAGAGTGGTACTTAACAGACCAACCACTAAATGATATGAGACCAGATAAAACTACTAATGATTGGACTTGGATACAGAAAAAAATGTATACATTAATCCAAATAGTAAATAAAGATATTTTTAAGTTTGATATTAGAGGATATCACGACGAATTAAAATTGATTGAATATCAAGATGGAGGATTCTATGGTTGGCATACAGATTTCAATTCAGGTTATTGTTCAGTAAGAAAGTTAGTGGGTATAGTTCAATTAACAGACCCGAGTGAATATGAGGGTGGAGATGTGCAGTTTGGTATTCAAGATAAAGATACAAAAGAATGGTACACTATGAATAAATTAAAAGGTTCATTAACTATATTTCCAACATTTTTATCACACAATGTAACACCAGTTACTAAAGGTAAAAGATATGTTATTCAAGAACTATTTGTAGGAGACCACTTTAGATGATTGAAAATAAAAATTTTGAATGGTTTTTAGTTCGAGATAATTTTCTAACATTAGAAGAATGTGACAAAGAAATTCAATTCATAAATAAAAGTATAGAAGATGATAACTATGCTTGGGGTAGTCTACACAATTGTAAAAATGTTGATACAGAAAATGACAAATTATTAGATAGACTATGGAAAGTAGTAAAGTTATCCAACACATTGGTATATAAATTTGATATATCAGGTATTCAACATTCTTGTGGGAAGTTATATCCAGTAGATACATTTATAGCAGATGATAAATATCATACAGATTTTGCGGCAGGAGACGGAAAAGTTGTAAATAGTTGTACGAAACTCACCACAGTTATATTTTTAAATGATGATTTTGAAGGTGGTGGACTAAAAATTTGGAATCAAACGATTGAACCAAAAAAAGGTAGATTAGTTATATTCCCATCATTTGCTGCACATAAAGTTTTACAATTTAGTGAAAAAGATAGATACACATTAATAACTTTTATAGAAGGAAATACTTTTAAATAATGTATAAAAAGATTAATATGGATGATTTGAAAATAAACCAAGATTTTAGATGGTTTATTACAAGACCTAACTTTTTTTCTAAAGATGAGTGTGAGTATATGATAAAACATATCGATAAAAACTCATCAAGAAAAAGAGGACATTATGTTCAAAACTTAGAAGATAAAACAGTAATGGATGATAATGTTTGTATGTTGAACATCAGTAGAACAGAAGAACAAAAATATCTTGATAAGTTTTGGAGTGCAATACAAATAGCAAATATAGTAACATTCAAATATAATTTAAGTGGGATATTTGAAAATAGACTACAAGCGCACAGATATGATGTGGGTGATTGGTATAATCCACACTCTGATTTTCATTCAATACAAAAGTTTAGTTCAGTAAAATTAACTTGTATTGTATTTTTAAATACAGAATACGAAGGTGGTGAATTTAGTTTATTCGACGGAACAATCATAGAACCAGAAATCGGTAAATTAATCATACACCCATCATTTGCAGGACACGGAGTTAAACCAGTCACTAAAGGTAAACGATATTCTTGTGTATGTTGGGCAGTGGGAGATACTTTTGTATGATAGAAAATGATAACTTTAAATTTGTAGTTCATAAAGAAAATTTCTTATCTGGTACTCAATGTGATAAACTAATCAAATATTTGGAAGAAACAAGTCCAAATGATTCAGAACTTGCGGGAAAGTATAATGAAAATATTTTGAATAAAAAAGTTCGTGATAATAAAGAAGTTATATTTGAAGATGAATCACTAATCAACAAAATAAAAGTGGTTTTTGAGTTGTCAAATCAATCTATTTGGAACTTTGATATACAAAGAATGGAAAGAATAAAAATATTAAAGTATGGAATCGGTGGTAAGTATGAGTGGCATACTGATTGTGGTTCTAAAAAAACTTCTAAAAGAAAACTTACAGCAATAATTCAGTTGTCTGATGAAAATGATTATCAAGGTGGAGATTTAGAATTTGGAATCACAGAAGATTCCGGTGAAAAGAATTATACCGCAACAAGAACACGAGGAAGTATTATTATCTTTCCAGCGTTCTTATCACATAGAGTAACACCAATAACAGACGGAAGAAGGTATTCATTAATAACTTGGATGTTGGGAAATGCATTTAAATAAAGTATTGGTGTTGGGTTGTAGTCGTAGTGGAACAACTGAGTTTTGTAAAACACTACAAGAAGTTTCATCAAAGAAATTTGTTTGGGAATTTGGATTTGATGATAATATCTATAAATTAGTTAATAGTTTGGGTATTACAGAATTTTTAGACAGAATTTATAAAGATGAAAATACTTTTGGAATTAAGTATGGAGTTTATCCACAAAAAAAGATTCAATTAGATTTAATAGATTATCACGATATAGTTTTCTTTTTATCAAGAAGAAATGTATTTGAACAGGCGATTTCTTTAAATTTAGCAAAAAGAACTGAAAAGTGGAGACCAACCGATTTTGGAGTTGAAACTTTCACACAAAAAGAAAAAGACGAATATAATAAGTTAAAAATTGAAAAGATAGATATCGAAGATATTAAAAAGGATATACAAGGTATAAAAGAAGCATCAATCAAAGTTATAGATTATTTAAAAAATCACAAAAGTTCACGAGTATTGTTTTATGAAGATTTATTCGGATTTTTTTCAGGTGTAAAATTAAACACCGAAGACAATTATAAAAATATTGAAAATTGGGAAGAACTTAAAAACTTTTACGAACAAAACAAAGATTTTTGTCATTTTGACTTATAAGACAACTATTTATTTATATCTAAAAGGTTATTCACTATGAAAGCAAAATCACTATTTGACCATATAAAACAAATTACAGATGTTCAGAACCAAAATTATTGGGAAAACATTACTGATGCCGATAAAAAGTCCTGGAACAACTATATGGTGCATAGATTTCTATCTATGAAACAAGAGTGGATTGAAGTCGTAAATGAAATCCAAAGATATTGGGAACTGAAACCAAAATCAGTTTATCAGTTCTACACCAACATACTACCAAAAGGAAGAACTTTTTTACGATACACCAAATCTAAAAAGAAATCAACCATTGAGAAATGGGCAATGGATATATTGTGTGATTATTTTGAAGAAAGTTCAGAAAATATTGAAAAAACACTTGACATTATGGGTAAAGATGTTGTATATTCTATTGTGTCAAAGTATGGTGTAGATGAAAAACAACTAAAAAATATATGGAGTAAATAATGGATATTAAAGACACACCGAAAGGTATGCCAGTAGATGTAGCATATGGAAACGCTAACGGAGATAATGATGTCGTTGGGTATATGGAAAAAACTTATCCTGAAATGACAGGTGAGTTCAAAGCAATACAACGAGAACAATATGAATTGTTTTGTAGAAAGCAGTTTGACTACGGGCCACAAAATATCGCCGTAGGAACAATTTTAAAAACACCAGAAGATATTAAATTATCGTTGTTAGGGTTATGGTTCAGAATGAACGACAAGATAGAAAGATTAAAAACATTATTGATGAGAAACACAAATCAGACCGGTGTAGAAAACGAACCCGTAACGGATAGTTTTTCAGATGTATCAAATTATGGAGTTATGGCACAAGTCGTAGCAAGAGGTAAATGGGCAAAATAAGTTATAGTCAGTTTAGTCAATGGGATGCGTGTCCTTATACTTGGAAAGCAAATTATGTGGATAAAGCAGAAACTTTCAAAGGTAATATCTATACTTGTTTCGGTTCGGCTCTACACGAAACTATCCAAGCATATTTAGTTTGTTATTATAACAAAACTATCAAAGAGGCAGACGAATTACCATTACACGACATATTGATTTATCGTATGAAAGAAAACTTCAAACAATCCAAAGAACAACACGGAGATGAGTTTGAAGTCAGTCAAAAAGATATGATTGAGTTCACTAATGACGGATTTGCCATTATTGATGAGTTTCTAAAAAGAAAGTCAAGTTATTTTCCAAAGAAGAATACAGAATTGGTTGGTATTGAAATGAATTTAAATTTTGAACTACCAAAGAATATCAAGTTTGTCGGTTATATGGATGTTGTTCTACACGACACCAAAACAGGTCGTATGAAAATCATTGACATTAAAACTTCCACAATGGGTTGGAACAAATATATGAAAGCCGACAAGAACAAAACCAATCAGTTGTTATTGTATAAACACTTTATGTCAAAACAATTAGAAATATCAGAAGATAAAATAGATATTGAATATTTAATATTAAAGAGAAGATTGTATGAAAATATGATGTATCCACAAAAACGATTACAAACTTTCTCACCCGCAAGTGGTAAACCGAGTATCAACAAACTTATCACAAGGTTAGACGAGTTTATCAACGAGTGTTATGATGATGAAGGTAAAATCATACCTAATGAATATGAAAAGTGTGAACCACACAAAAAATGTAAATTGTGTAAGGACTTATAATGACAGAACCAAGTTTAAGATTAAAAGTAACGGACTTTCTTGCAACCGATTTCGAACAAGAGGTATTCCAAGAATTAATGAAATTGAAACAAATGGATTATTTGTCAGGAGTTTCATTTCCATTATACTTTTGGTATGATAGAGAAACAGAAGCAGTTGATTTAAATACATTATCACAATTTATCACTTATTGGAAATCATCAGGTGAGTTCAGAACTAAAATCACAATCATACCAGAACTAACCGACGACCAAAATCATTACATATTTTATGACATAATTCCAAAAGATACAAAACCAAACAATCCATTGGGATTTTTTCAATATCGTAGATTTTATTTTGAATACAATAATCCACGAGATATCGTCAAAGGTTTACAAGAATTTAGAAAAACATACGAATTCATCAACAAAGATGAAATCAATCCGGAACCAATCAGAAAACAAAAACGAAACGACTAATGAAATTAGCAATCATTGGTAGTAGAAG